CCGTTTTGTAAATTTTAAGTCTGTTATTTATTAATTCTTCTTTAGGTTCTTCAATTTTTCCAGGAAAATCTAATGTCTAAAAATAATCTCTAGGAAGTCTATTATTGTAAATAGATGTATCTGGGATTTTACCATCTAGATAGCATTTGATAACATATTTACAATATTCTTGATTATTCTTCCAATCATGTTCCCAAATATGGATTAATCTAATTCCCTGTTGTTCACAAAGATTTGTTTTGTTTATGTGGTATTCTGAACTTATTTTTCTTTGTACACAATCTTTCTAATGCCAATAATCGCCATTAAATTCTATTGCTAATTTTAATTCCGGAACGTAAATATCAAGTTGATTTTTAATCAATGATTTATCGCCTTGAATCACAAGAATTTCAGAATTAATCTACTTAATATAATCATATATATCTATTTCAACTTTAGAATTATACTAAGTGTCAATGATAATGTTTTGACTCTTTAAAAATCTTAACACGGTTGATCTAGACGCATTTGAAATATCGACAATATTTGTTATATCATAAGTAGTAACTCTTTTATAAATTTTATACAAATTATCTAAGTAATCATAATTTATATGCTATCTATGTTTTCTTATACTCTTATTAAATTTTTCTTTAAATCCGGGCAATTGACTTGGGTTATCGACTCCCCGCAATCTTTGCATTCTTTCTTTTATTTCTAAAGCTTTATCTTCTTTAGATTTTTTTCTCTAAATATAAATTTTCTCTTTTTTGGGTTTCTATTTGATAGATTTTTCAGCTTTCTTTCTAATATGATCTATTTGATATGGATTTTTGACGCCATATTTTTTAATACATGTAGAAGTAGTTTTTTCGCATCTTTTGTTATAGTAATCATTATATAAATCTGGATACTTCTCTTTAAATTCTTTATACTATGTTAAACTATAATCACCAGTGATTTTACCCAAACATTTTTGTATATGACAGAGTTTACATCTTCCCTGTTTTGTAAACTCTGTCAATCCATGGACTTGACAATTATCAATTAAACCAATCATCATCTACTTCTGAATCGAGGGATCTTTTTGTATAATCTACAGACCGTTTATTAAAAAAATCTATTTCTGTTGGTGCTAGCACTTCCACATCAAAAAACTCAGTAGGTTTTAATAATTCTTTATTTATTGGGTATTCGAAATTTACCCCTAACGTTGTTAAAGATTTATTGTATCTAGATTTCACGTATTCTTTAACTGAATCTTTTGGCATAAAGGATAAATCAGTGGTTTCATAAATCCAGTCAATGATATCCATTTCAGCTTTAAATGCATCTTTTGATAATTCTAATAAATCAGAATAAAATTCATCAGTAAATAATTCACGATTTTCGATATGTAAAATTTTGAAAATTTCTACACCAAAATTACCGTGAATTTCTTCTTCTTTAGCAGTTGCTTGAATTGCGTTAGATAATCCTTTAAATTGGTTTCTATATTTATTGAAGCTCATCATAATCACAAATTGACTGAATAATGAAATATGTTCAATAAACATGCTAAAAAGAATAATTGATAACACGAAATGTTGGTCATCTAAATTTTTATCTTTCATGAATTTTTGCATATAATTTACACGTCCCATTAATGCAGGGATTTCATGAATTTTAGAGAAGTCATCATTGATACCAAGTAATTCTAAAATAGAACTGTAAGCATCTGCATGACGAACTTCAGATTCTGCAAATGTTACGCCAACAGCATCAACTTCTGGCTTAGGAAATTTATAATAAATGTCAGCCCAGAATCTTTTTACAGTAACTTCAATTTGAGAAATAGCTAGCATACATCTGCGAATAACTTCACGTTCTTCTGGATTTAAATTAACTTTATAATCCTGGATGTCTGGGGTATAGTTGTACTCGCTATGTACCCAGTAGCTTTTTCTAATTGCATCTTTAAACCCAAGTAATTCTGGGTATTCGTACGGTTTAAATGCAAGTCTAGGTTCAAATAAATTTCTCATTATACCACCATTTCAAATTTCATTGTTGGGTGACAATTATAATTTTCGATTTCATAATCGTCTGGAATTGATTTTTCAATATCTTCTAATGTTTTAATATGATTCGCAATTTTTAGAGTTGGTAATTCTAAAGTATCACGTTCTAATAATTCATTAAATTGTTCAATATGATTTTTGTAAATATGAACAGACCCTAATGAGCCAATTAGATATCTAGGTTCTTTATTTGTAATTTTAGCAATAATTGATAACAATAGCCCATAGGAAGCGATATTATAGTAAAGACCACAACCAACATCTGTTGAACGTTGTGTCCACATCAAGTCTAAATATTTACCATCAGCTGATACATTAAATTGGAATGAATAATGACAAGGGGGTAATGCCATTTTACGTAAATCATTTACTTGCCATGAATTAACAATAATTCTACGCGAATAAGGATCATTTTTAATTAAATCAATTGCTTCTTTCAATGGATCTGTTAATACAGCTCTAGAAATTTCTTGATTATCTTTTAGATATTTTTTTCTCCATTGGCCACCATAAATTGGACCAAGTTCACCATTTTGATAACCTAATTCAACTGCTTGGTGTTCATAATTATCATCCCAAATAGTTCGTTTATTACTATTTTCACCATGTTGAATTTTTCTTAATTCATTTACATTTGTAGAACCTTTAATAAACCATAGTAACTCAGACACAATAGATCTCCATGGCATTTTTCTTAAAGTACCTAATGGAAATCCTTTTCTTAGATCGAATTTAATTGTATGGCCAAATGAATCAAGTGTATCTACACCGGTTCTGTTCTATTTTAATTCACCAAAATCTAAAACGGTTTTTACTAATTCTTTATATTGTTTCATAAATCTCTCTTAACATAATGATATAAGTTAACATTTTGGTCGATGTTTTTAATTTCAAGTAACTGATAATCTTTAACGAGTTCTTGTAAATCAGCAGGGCTAACCGTGATTAAATCACCCGTGGTGTTAAATTCAGTTTCAAAGATGGTAATATATAGATCTCGAATTTCATAATCATTTTGGGCTCTAGAATGATTACATTCAACACATTCTTCTGTGTGCTCATGGTCGCGATGGTCATGAAAATGAAATTGATTATCTATTAATTCCTTAATTAAACCAAACCCACCGATGATAGATACTAAACTGTTCTCTGGTAGATTTAACATTAATTCTTTAAAATCATCAATTGACTGAATTACCATATCAGGCTCATCGCCATTTTGAGCTTTGATTTTTAATTCCTTTGTGCTTAATACGTAATTAAGACGTTCTGGTAATTTGTTTGGGAATGATTTAAAAGTATTTGAACCCATTACAATAATAGATTTTTCAAAATCATCAGAACCAATTGTAGTTTTTTTAAATTCTTGGAGATCATTTTTATTTCTCCAAAGCATTTGGTGATTACCTTTTTTTCCAAAAACAAAATCATCGCCATAACGATGCAGCTAAAACACCTATTGAATTAACGCCATTTGTTTAACCCCTTAACTTTAATTTTTTCGTTATTAAGTAAAATAGCAACATAGATCGCAGCAATTAGATTTACGATAAAAATACCAATGCCACAATATAACGGAAGCCAGATATAAAATGAAGATAATACTAAAACGCCAGCTTCATTTAAAATTAATAATAAAATACTTATGAATAACCCTACTATAATCATTTTCACCTCATAAAATAAAAGCTATGTAACATTTAAAATATAATATTACATAGCTTAAATTAATAAACTTTTATTTTATATTAACCGTTTAATATGGCTTCTAATTCATCGTCAGACACTGTATCAGTGCTACCTGCTGTTGATTTAGATTCGTAGTCGGTCATTGCTGAATCAAAACTAGAATTACCAGAAATACTTTCTTCTAATTCAGCTGCAGCTGATTTCACTGTGCCGGTGGTTTTTGATTGGAATTTTGCGGTTAATTCTTCAGCAGATTTAAACTTATCTGGTGAAATATAATCCATGATATTATACATTTGAGCAATTAACTCATTTGCATAAGCTTCATCATTAATATTTTCAATTTCAGAAGCCGGCATGAATTTAGAATCATCGTAATTTGCGAATCCTGCAACTTTCTTGGCTTTAAGAATGAAATTACTACCAGTGAATACACATGTTACATCTTGGCCAGGTGTTCCTAATTCAGCGTCACCTGCAGCTTGAGCAATAATTTTATCCATAATTTTTTGCCCGAAGCTAAACACGCGTACTTTGCCGTTGTTTTCTGGATTTGTTGGATCTTTCACAACAAGAATATTTGCATAATAACGGATTTTACGTTTTTGTTTTTTAGCAACTTCTTTATCTTGCTCAATACCAGAATTCCATAAAGAACCATTATGTTCACAAATAGGGCAAGGTAATCCAATTGTGCTTGGACAATTTTCAATAAACCATTTTCCGTTGGCCATTTTAAAGCCATGGGAATAAAGTTTTACAAAAGGAACAGAGTCGGCGATGTTTGGATTTGCTGGTAAAAAACGGATAATTGCTTGACCGTTACCAGTTGCTGGGTCAGTTGATAAAGTCCATTCATGTTCTTTATTTGAATCAAATGAATTTTTTTGTGTTAATTTTTCAAGTTGCTCTTGAAGAGCGGAAGGATTTGCACGTTTAAATGTAGCCATTTTTATTTTCTCATATTATATTATACTATTTTTGATGTTGTACACAGAGCCCGCAACACCTCGGACGAATTAAAATTATATCAAATAAATTACTAATATAACTTTAATGATTCTTTAAGAATTTTAATAACTTCAAGTTTATCTATAACAAATAAATTTTTATATGCTTTAATTCTAACAGAATACTAATCCCAAATGAAATTCTTGGATTCATCTAACATCTCTATGATATTAAAATATGAATCTAATAGTATAAATGTTTCATACTAAATGGAATCATTCTGTAGCAATTTAAATATCATCGGTTCTTTATTGTCTTCTATCAAAAACAAGCTCTTAAACATTCTGCCTTTAGATTTACAAAATAAAATTAAGTTTTGTAAATCCTCTTTAAACAGAATACTTAAGTCATTAAATCGGCTCATATATTTACGGTAAAACATAATAGAATCTTGGTTTAACATATCGCCAATCCATTGATCTTGATTTGCTAATAGATTCACCATAAAAATTTTTTGTTGCTCAAAGATATCAAAACTCTTCTAAATCTTTTCGAAAAAATACTTGTCTTTTCTTTTTTCAAATGAATTTTGCTAGACCCGAATTTTCCACGAATATTTTACTGGATCATAACCTTTCTTAAAAGCGTTTACTAATATCAAATATAGTTTATAGCTCTAAAAAGAGTTTATGTAAATCGGATGCTCTGTTGGATGAATCATCTTTAATAACATTAAGTTTAACCGATTCCATTTTTAATCTGTTAATCAAAACTTCAGAAACTTGATCTTGAAAATCATGATAATCAATATCTTTATCTTCAAGCCAATCAATAATGGCCTCAAGTAAAGTCTATTGATTATCTTTTGCTAATTTTTCAATTTCCAAAGAATTTTGTTCTTTAAGTGTTTGCTAAATTATTTCTTTCTTTTCACGCATTGTTAACTTGGTCATATAAGTCAATCAACTCATCAGTTTCGGCTTCGAATTCATCCTTCGATTGATTGAACATTAATTTTAGTAAAGCATTGAATTTTTTAGGTTCTAAACCCAATTCTTCTTTTGCACGGGTACGAATATCTTTAATAGAATCAGCATATAACTGAACTTTAGATTTAATTTCAACAGCTTCTTCAAGCATTTTCTTTAAATCTTCGCCGTGTACAGATACATTGAATTCAACTTTTTCTTTTTTTGTTCTAACCATTTTTATATTTCCTTTGTTGTATTTAAATTAAAATTCTTGAATAGATTCTAATAGTTTAGTTAACTTATTACTTAATAAGTACTGATACATTTTAGATTTATTTCCATTCGGAATAACTAATAATTCATTTTCAATTTTATCAGCTTGCTCTTTAGGGATATTTGATAAATCAATTAATTTAACATTTTCATTTAATCTTTCATATAGATCTGTTGATAGCAATTTCGCAACTTCTGGAATTGAACCTGCTTTAATATAAAGATCTAATTCCGATTGTTTAATACTAGGAGCTCGTTTTTGTTCATTTAATTCAGATTGCCCCATG